CACCTGCCTTCAATCGCCCTTGCTTTAAGCAAAGCATCCCAGTGATGTATCCGTACAAGAGGCCAATCGGCAGGAACCAAAATTAAATCAGGGTTAACCATTTTTGCGAACAGTTCCGGAAAGCGAAGATCATAGCAGATCACAACATATGTCTTCATACCGCCTACATAAGTATATGGCAGTTTCTTTCCGGGTGCCCTGCCGTCATCATATCCTGGAAACGTGTGATTTTTTCTGTACGAAAATGCATTTATGCAGTATGTGTTGTACTTTTTGCCAAAATGGTGTTCTTCAAAGCCATACCCTGTCATGCTGTTTATGTATGCGGGTTTAATCAGTTCAGGATAGAAAACAGGATGTTTTGCGGCGATACACTGTTTGCCGTCCTTAACCTGTGCTAATGTTATTTTCATTATTTTTTGTAATTCCTCAACTTTCTTATTATTTGCATTTTTCAATCCTCCATTTTATTTCCGTTTTTTCAGAAAATTTATTAGGAGAAACTTCGCAGGCTGAAATGCTTGTTGATATTATCCTTTTTTTATATTTGGGTATTTGCCTATAATCTAAAGTTAAAAGATTTTCAAAAAATTCTTTAATTTTCATTTTTTCACCTCACAAATCTAAACTCGTGCTCTTGTTCAGGCATTGCCATTTTCGGATAATACATCACTGCGTCATAAACCTTGTATTTGACAGGGTATCTTTTACTCAAGAAAGACTGTATTTTAGCTGATGCAATCCAATTGAAAAAGGCCTCTTTTATGGCCTCTTTCCAGTTTTCGGGATATTTTATCCTATCCAGCTTTTCACCCAAGACATTTTTTGTCAATTTGTAGACTATATCTTTTGCCATATAATCCACATATACTTCCATTGGACAATCCCGCACCATTTCCTGTGAAATCCGTCCTTCTAGTGCAAATTTAAATTCGCTTATGTTTTGCATATCGTTTTTATCACAAGTCATGCTATCACCTCCCCAGCCTTAATTTGTTTATCCATATATCCGACTATCCCACCAACATACTGATTGCGCTTGCAGTTCAGATAAATATCTTTCATGGTTTCAAAGTCCTCCAAATAGTCCATGCTTAATTTGTATGACCTTGCATAGTTAAACTCAAGCACATATGCGCCTTTTGTGACATATGCGCCCCATCCCGTGTCGCCTGTAAAACCTGCGTTTTCCAAATTTTCACGCGGATATGCTGCTATAACATTCATTCCAAATGGCAATCCTTCCGTCAGGATAGCCCTTTTGAACTTTAATTCTTTTGCCCTGTAATAGACTGCGTTTACGGTTTCACTGCATACAAGCCAATCGTCAATTTCTGAAAGAATAATGTAGTCAACATCATTCTCTCTTGCTGCTTGAAGGTGTTGTGCAATTATGTTACCCGCAGGTGCTTCATGATAGCCTATGTTGTGATTATTGGCTATAGGCTTTAAGTATCGCCTATCGTCCTGTTCGGTTGTGGCACACATTATAATCGGTATACCGGTTTTCTTTAGCCTGTTGATAAGTATGTCCGTTACCGTTTCGCCGTTTATGTCCAGTAATGCTTTTTTTGGCAGTCTTGAGCTGTTTATACGGGCAGTAAGGAAAATAGCACAATTCATGGTATTTCCTCCAATATTTTTACAATTCTTTCACTGCTCTTTCCATCACCGTACGGTTTCTCGCACCATCCTACCGTAGCGTTCCATTCCCTAGCCCTGTCTATAGCGTCCAAAATGGCCTCCGTTTCGCACGGACAGTCAAATACATTGCTCCCTCTTATCCGTCCAGCCTGTCGGTTGCCTACGGACACAGAAGGCAGGTCAAACGATGCTGATTCAATGATGCCGGATGATGAATTGCCTACCATGAGCGAGGCATATTGCAGCAAGGACAGGTAAACAAGGTGGTCAAGGTTATTAATTTTAAATATTTCTTTGCCGTAGTATGATTTTCTCCATATACGCTTGTATATAAATTCATTTCCTGGGTCAATGTTTGGCCTTATAAGTAATATTTGTTCGTCAAGCTTTTCTAAAGCGTTCATAAATTCATCGGTTTGATATTCCAATTCAAGCAATTCTCTTGTCACGGGATGCAAACAAGCCACAATAAACGGCTGATTCAAGTCAATGCTGACATATTGCTGTAATTCCTGCTTTGAAAGTAACTTTGTACGGTGGAGCCAGTCAAGGCCGGGGGAGCCGACGTTGTAAATATTGATATGCGTATCGGGATAATATCCTCGATAACTTTCCACTGAATACCACATATCATATGATTCACACCAATCCCAAACGGACGGATTAGGTAAGTATGGATTTGTTTCAAGATAGTTGATAAAAGGTTTAATGCCTAACATTAAACCAACTTTTTCTGCATACTCTTTTGTTGCCGTAAAATGATATGTCGCCATTTGGGTAATGCTATTGCGGATTTCATTGTCAAATGCACCCGCAGTGCATTCTCCACCATGAATATGAGCAATCGGTATGTTCAGCAGCAATGCGGCAGTGGCAGCGGCCATTGTCTCAAACCGGTCACCTACGCATAAAAATATATCAGGCTTTAAATTGCGCAGTAAATTTAGGCAGCTAAAGTAAAAGTCCCCAAAATCATTTATGGAAAAAACTGAAGCCGCACGGCATAGACTTTTCCCGAATTTATCATTAATTTCTTCAAAATTTTGGTGATTTGCAGGGCATATTATCTGTAAGCCTATATTGTAACTGTCTTGTAAACCGTCCATTATCCAGTACAAATATCCATAGTCCGCCCGTGATGTTGTTATAACACAAATACGCTTCATGGCTCTACCTCCTTTGATTTTACTAAACCATACATTTCATTTAGCATTTTTACGCTTTCTTTACTTATTATTCTGCCTTCGGATATTAATTTTTCAACATCTTCCCATTTTACCCATTCGCCAGTGTCGCTTTCCTCGTAGCCGCCGTTTACTATGTCAAAATCATATCGTTGTATCATAATGCCTCCTTCAACACTCTGCATACCTCAATTATCTCGCTCTCTGGAATATCGCTCCAAAACGGCAGCGCTAATGTCCTGCTTGCTATTTCTTCCGCTATGGGGAACATGCCCGCTTTATACCCTGACATACATTTCATCAGGTGAATGGCAGGAAAATATGCGCGGCATTCCACGCCGTGAGATAACAGATACTGCATCACTTTGTCGCGGTTGTCGCACTCAATGACAAATAAAAAAGGATTGTACTTGTCGGTATCAATCCTCTGACTTAGATATATTTCATTGTCGTTGTAACGCTGTATAACCCGCTTTCGCTTATGTATTATTTCGTCGATGTGTTTCATTTGTACTATGCCTATAGCAGCTTGCAGGTCAGTCATGCGGAAGTTGAAACCCTCCTGACTTGAATCGAGCCATGTATCTCCGGGGCATCTGCCTTGATTGCGGTATGCTCTGCAATAATCTGCTATTTTTTTATTATCCGTACAGATTATACCGCCCTCACCGGTTGTAATAAGCTTGTTTGGATACAGCCCAAACACCTGTGCCGTAAATGGTCTGTCGGGATGATTGCCAAGGCTCTCGCATGAATCCAGTATGATAGGTAAGGCGGTATTGTGGTTTGATGTATCATAAGGCAAGCCTAAAATATCAACAGGCATAAATGCCTTAATACTTTTTAAAGTGTTGCGATTGAATGTTGACATATTGATATTGTAGGTCCGTCTGTCAACATCGCATAATACCGGTTTGGCTCCTGCCTGCTGAATGGCGAATACTGTAGCAATGAAAGTGTACGGTGTAGTTATAACCTCGTCACCTGGTCCTACGCCTACAGCTTTAAGGCACAAAAACAGTCCAGCCGTACCGGATGATACTGCTATGCCATACTTTGTACCACAGTAATCGGCTATACGCTGTTCAAGCTCTGCTACAGCCTCGCCTTGTGCAATATTGCCGGAGCGCAGTACCTTTTCAGTGGCTTGCAATACCTCGTCTATGTAGGGAAGGTAAGATGGGCGGGATAAAGGGATGCTATACATGGTCATTCTCCTTTAACTTTAAAGGACACCATTTAGGAGACGTTTTGTATTTACGGTAATATTTTTGCAAACATATTAACGGTAATTCGCATCCGGGTTTATATTCACCAAAAATGCAATACATGCCTAATTCCGTGCCATTCCCTGTAGGTAGCATCATTTCGTGCTCACACTCCTTGCAATACTGTTTCATGGTCATTCTCCTTTAAATATAATTATGTGATTGATATTAACCGTGTGTATATGCCTACTTTGATACCATTTACCGATATTTCGGGCTCACATCTGACGTAAACCTTTTCACAATTTTGAATAGCATCTTTTATTCTTTTTATGTGAGTTGGGATTAAGTCCTCGGCCTTTGCAACTATTTTAGACGTTCCGACATCCGAATCAATTGCGTTTGGGTCGTAAACTGTATACATCTCTATGCTGTTTACTTGCGGCACGTGATCTATTCGCTCAAACTCATCAAGAAATGCTGTTTTGCATTTAATTATATCTTTAAGTTCTTCTACTGCTTCATCCATCAGTTTGTTAACTTGAAAAATTTTAAGATTATCATACGTTTTCACGATTCTATCTCCTTTAAATAAAATTAATTTTGTCTACTTTCAATTACGCCGCCTATGCATATGCCAGCTAAAAGCGAAGTTACGCACACGAGTACTATTTTCCATATTTCTATATACATTTTTCACCTCCCTTCAATCTTCACGATCGTTCATGTGCGCCCCATAGTTGAACAGCAGAAACAGGATGAGCAGAACAAGATAGATAATAAGTAGCTTCATGACTTACCCCTCTTCATGTGCTTGAAAGCTTCAACCTGTGCCAGCCGCTTATCCGCTTCTGCTTTGGTGAGGTTCGGCTTTGACAGGTTCTTGCCGGATTCTGACTTTACCTGATAGCCTAAACTTGTTTTCTTAATCATGGTTTCACCTTCCTTTCAACTTTTCCCCAGTTCTTTTGATAACAAAAACGCTATACATGTTAAGGCATGGGACAAATGGTGCAGCCCACTTTCCTTGTCAATAATCTCACCCTTGCGCCATAACGCTATATGCCTTCGTAGTGCCGCATAGTACCTGTCGTTGAACGGTTCAACATTCTGCCAGCTATTAGCCTTATACTTCTTTGCGCCATATGTAAGCGCCTTTGCAAGCTCTTCTTCAACTTCAACCGGCACCAGTTCATAACGGAGCTTATCACCATCAAGCTTTACGGTTTGGTCGTAGTCAGGACTAATTGGCGGCGAATATCTAGGCGTGTTCATTATGATAGGATCGGCAATAGGCTCAATGAACTCAGGAGCTTCACCATAAACAAGTGGTTGATTATTGCTAATTGTTACACTGTCTTTATGTGAATATATACTGTCAGATGCTGTTGAGTCTACGTTTTTTAGTATTCCAGCTTTCTTACCGTCTGTTGAATCATACATATGTTACCTCCTGAAATTAAAATAAACTCTGCCGCATTTCATGTCAGTTGTCCACTTTTTCATACGTTTTGGCGAATATATCAGGTTTGCAGGGGTAGAATTCACCGTTTACACCTTTGATGATGAAATCACCTATGCTTGCCAGATGTTCGCCCTCAAGCGTCCGTATAATCAACCCGCCGTCAACCTTATTGTGATCTATATAAAAGTTGTCGCCTGATGCTGTCATGTACTCGTCAACTTTGCCGGTCAGAAAGTCCCACATTTCTCTGTGGTTCTGTCCTGTCCATAACACAGCCTCGATTACTACCGGTTTCTTGCGATATTTCGCCATCTTAACCCTCCCTCAATAATCTTTCAAAGTTATAAATATTTCAGCTTCACAGCTGCATAGCTTGACATCTTTAATGTGAAATGAGCCTTTATCTGTTTTGATAAATACTGTTTCGTCAGGCAGTTCAAGTAATTTCTTTGCTAATTCATGTGCTTCCATACTTCCTACCTATAAATCATTTTGTAGTTATACATACAACGCACCCTCTCCACATTTAGGACACTCTAAGCAAAAAGATTCGCTGTCTTCATCATTTTTAGCCGTAGTACAATGTTTGCAAAATATATGACCGCAATCACATTCCATGACATACCATGATGTTTCACCGCAAGTAGGACACTTTGTACATTTTTCTGCCGATATGTCGGCGTTTGATATATTTTTCATATTGCTTTAATCCTCCCTATAAATCCCCATCCCCGCCAGAAACTGACTTCACTTAAACCGAACTTTTAGGCTGCGGGTGGGGGAATGTTAAAATCTCGCTATGTTTGTACAGTTATTAACTGCCGCAATTAAATCTTTTGCCAGCACAGTCCTTATTTCTTCTTCAATTACAATTTCAACTTTGTCATTATCGTGCCAGTGGCTATGTATTGTAATTGATGATTTTGCGGGCTCGTCGTATGCTTCAACCTTACATGTAACTTTTATCAATGCTTAAACCTCCCTTCATCTCATTTTAAAATGGAATGTTAAAACTGTTTATCCCTGCGTAGCGTTTATCGCTTTGCCATCTAATTGACTGCGTAAGTCACTTCTCAATTGCGGCTGCTCTTGTACATAAAGGCCGCATGTTACTGTTGACTTAAATGGGTATGCTGTTACGGGAAGTTCCCCTTCCAGTTTGTCAAGCCAAAATATATGCTTGCATACTGCTTGATGTATACAACCTTTACACTGCATTTCTCTTACCTCCTTTCGTCTCATTTTATCTGATGCCGTTTGGCACCGAAATGTTAAAACAAAATAAAGAGTAGATAAATTTTGTTTATACTAATCTTTCAATTGTCTGCCCTTTGTCGTTCATCAGGTATACTTCCTGACAGGTTACAAGCGTTTTTGAAAACGCATCCTGCCCACGAAGCTTGATTAAGATTATGCCTATTGGAAGTCCGTTTGTTACGCAATCTTCCGTTATCAGGTTTTCAGTGTTGGCACCATACGCAAATGTTTCTTCTAAAGCTTCGGTGGCTTCAAGGAAACATTTGTTGATCTTTACAGTTTCAACGCTCCAACCTTCCTCCATTACATTAGGTTCTTGTCCTGTTGTAACTTTCTCGTTGTATCTGCTGATCAGGAAGTCCGGAAAGTATAGCCCGGATTCCTTGGCATGCGAAACCTCGTCAATATAGTTCCACATTCCGTTTGATTTGTACTTAACTATCATACTATCATCCTCTCTCTTTTACTCACTGTCTATCTACTCTTTATTTATCTGATGCCCTGCGGCGGTCAGGCTTATACTACTGCTACTTATTTTTATCCGGTGTTTTTCTATAATCTATATACTTTTTGGGTGTGTACGGGCATGTTTTAAACACATCCAAATGGTTTGTGTCGTCAATAGTTTTACCATAGAAAGCCACGTTAGGATTAATCATGTAGTGGTTCGCCCGCCCGTTTCCATTTACAACCTTAGATATCATACCCTTTGATATTAGTCTTTCCAGCAGATCGTAAACCTGTGACCTGTCTATATCCAAATAATCGGCTATTTCGCTGCAACTCATGTTTTTGCCTGTGCCTGGATTTGTTATGTAAGGTGTCCGCCAGCCTATTACAGACATAAGGAAAAGAAATAGCCCGGCCTCATTTAAATCAAGTTTTTTCCCTTTTTCTTTTTCTGTAGCTATTTGAATAAGGTTAGTCTTGTACAGTTTTGCAAAGTATGCGCCCTCATTTTTAGGCCTGCCCGGTTTGCTGCTTGTCTTATTTATCCACCCTTGATCAAGCAACTCGCCTGTTTTTGCGTCAACAATAGTCTGAAACGTTGAATTTCCAGCGCGTTCACGCCCTATAAATACTTCTGTTTTTTTAACATTTTTCATTTTTCCACCTCCAAAACCTGTAGCCAAATGACCACATTACCTGTAGCCAAATGACCACAGGTCTAAAACAGTATGTAGCCTTAGAAAGTCTAGGCTTTAAAGGGTGTTTTTAAAAAGGCACTATCTTAATTCTATTGGTTTCATTTTTTACCCATTAGAAACACCCTAACCCCCAACAACAGCACCGCAGATTTGAGGTGATATTTAATAGATCAGCTCCTTTTCAAAATGATAAATTTACAAAGCTATAAGTTCAGGCATGGTTAACGGCTCATTAGCATCGCCTATACTCTCTATGATGCGCTTACTGTAATTGCCTGACTTGATGTATTGCAGGTTCTTTTCGGACAGTTCAAACCATTCTCCACGCTTCTCAGCGCGCCCGAACATGCCTTGAAACAGTTTTTCCGTCAGTCTCATGTTGTCGGTCTTGATAACATGAAACAGGGTAACATTAAATGGATTACATACCTGTATGTTATTAAATCTGCCATATACATCCGTAGTCGCTCCAATCTTGAACCATTTGTCGCACTGGATAAAATAAACGTAACCTTTATAATTCATTTTCTACCCTCCACAATTTTATTAACAGGTGTTATGACCTGATTAGTTGCATTATTACAACATTATGTAGCATTACACGAAATACACATGAAGTGTAATTACGTTTGTTGATTCTAGGGCATTACAGGGCTTAATAAAAATTTCGCAAATTATTTTGCACCCAAAACACAACATATAGTATGCTAGTACTGCCAAAACGCATAAAATTGCATTAAAAAAGAGCCTTGTTCAGACTCTTAAAAATGTAGTTATGTCAATTAGTCCCCTGATTCCAGCGCCTTTTTCAATAGCTGTTCGAAGGTGATACTGACATTTGCATCCACACTGACATTATCCTTGTACTTGCCTGGCATAGCTCCCTTGAGCAGGAATATAAGCAATGTGTCGGAATATTCCCGAACCACACCGCATTCATTACCCTGATAAAATACCGGCCTGAGAGTGCCTTGTACAGCCCTACGGCGGGCTTCGGTTTCCAGCGCTTCGGCTGCTTGTTGATCCGCTGCTTTAAACATTGCCGGATAATCTGGATCAGATTCCATCCACTCATAATGTGCCTGTCTGGATATGCCCGTGAGCCTTGATGCAGCTGATATATTGCCTGTTTCAGCAAATGCAGCTAGAAATGTTCTTTTCTTATGCTGTAATGTTTTGTATTCTCCAACTTCTTCCATGTCGCCATTATCTACATCCATCTTACAATCATCTACATTTATCTTTATCATATCATCCATAATTTACACTCCAATAACAAAAATAGCCATCCTCCCGGACAGCTCTACTGATTACAGTATATCATGCCTATAAATCAACATATCGGACTATTATCGGACATATTGCAGCTACGGTATAGGTCTGTAGTCCTATCTTTTAAAAATCACCAAAATAAATGTTGACATTGTGTTGACATGGTGATAATATGGATACATCAGCAAGACAGCCGACAACTCCGGGATACGGAGCGGCAATAATGGGAGGATTATTATGAAAATGAATTATTCAGTTTTGGCAGTGGAATCCGGTGATTTTGGTTGTATCGAGACAATATTGGCGCACGATATAGGCATCAATGAGGCCAAATCGATAGCAATGGCCGAATCTGACAAGGGAAAGGACATATACATTAAGTGGTTTAGAAACTCAGACCAGCAGCACGGATACATTAACCCTGACGGCAACTCTAGCTTGACAGGCAAGCCGTGGTAAAAAGAAAAGCACTCCGGAAGAGTGCATCTCTCATAATTATTTTTCAATCCACGCTTACGCGACATCTACAGTATACAATAACAGCACTACAATTACAAGCGGTTTTGCAGAGTTCCGCCGAAAAACCCTGAATAAAATTTAGGAGGTAGAGGAAAATGAGGAAAATAACATTACGCTGTGGAGAAAGCAGCATAAACACTACTTGCAAGGGTGTGTCGATGCACATCCATAACAAGTTGGTGGTGCACCAACTTAGCAAGGCGGGGCAGGGCTGGTATGACAGTCTGCCTGAGAATAAACCGCCGGTGTGGGTAACCACATCAACAAAAACTGAAAAACTTGATTATATTACGTCAAGGGATATTTAAAAACCCTATCCCAGCCAGTAAGGCAAAATAAATTGATGGAGGTAGAGGAAGTGGCAATATATTATACAGACAAAAACGTAGATGAATCCGGACACATTTGGTTTACTATCAACGGCGACACGGGCATTGTGTTGGCGTCCGCAAGGCTCGCAGGATACAACAACGACAAAAAGACATTTACGAGACTTGTCATTGAAAGCAGAATTAATATTGCTGAACTTAATAAGCAATGGGGAATAGGGCAAAAACTAAGAGCAAAGGAGGTCACCCCATGAAGGATACGTACATCAACATTAAGTTTAATTCTGAGCTTAAGTCACAGGCTCAGAAGCAGGCAAAGAAGGAAGGAAGGACGCTATCAAACTGGATTGAGCAGTTAGTAAAGCAGGCATTAGAGAAAGCCCCTCAGAAATGAGGAGCTTTTTTTATTTTAACCTGGCATTATAACTACTGATTATCTCATCAGTGATGCGTTGATCTCTGTGCCGCAATGTGTCTATATCATAATACATGTCATGCGGCATTTTTGCTTGTACCTGCCGCCACTGTAAATGCTCTACATATCTCAGCTGTATTATCTGCTTGTCAACCTGCCTGTCATAGCCGTTGAGGTAGTACAATACGCAATTTATTGCTGCAAGAATAGTCTTTTTATCAAATAATTCCTGTTCCAACCGGTTTATAAAATCCGCTCGTTTGACGGCCAATGTCTCTGCGTGGCTTACCTGACTATATACCCCCCCGCTTTGCTCGTTTAATTCTTTGCCTGATGGATACGGGTCCGCATCAAGTCGCACTTGCAAACTATCGCTGCTCATTGCCCTGTACTGTTCCAAGTCTGCATTAATATCCGCTATCTCCTGCTTTAGCCCATCCAGATTATGTAAATAATATCTCACTCTCGCTCTTGTCATAGGCATCACCCCTCTAGCTCAAGTCTACCCTGCAATTCCCGTATAATCCCGCTCGCTTCTCTCTGCGTCATAGATTTATAATCATACTCAGTATCGTCTTCAAGTTGTTTTAGCATGCCTTGTATGTAATCCGTCTGCTTATATGTTGCAAACTCAGTACCTTTAATGTGCTGCCGGCACTTTTTATTCGTGCAGCTGCCGCCTATTTTTATGCTGCCACATTTGCAAAACTCCATAAATCATCCTCCTATCTCTTGTATTTCCACTTCTACCCTCGGATTATTGCTGTACCATTTTTCTACTGTTGCAGATACTATCTGACTGTCATCGTGGTATGCAAGCCCATTAAGGGCATCCGATATGATTTTACCTATATTGTCCCAATCCGGCTTTTTTGTTGGCCTTATCCTGCCCGCACACATCAATGCAGTATCTTTTTTGCTTGTTGATTTGGGTATACTAAGATATGCCCTTACTGTCATTTGTAATGCGCCTTCAAGTTGCTTTGCATAATTACCTATTATGTAGAGTTCTTTGACAAATGTTTCGTAATTGACCGTCTTAGCGGGTGTATATGTATGCTCTTTGCATACTCGCGGCCTTTGCTTTGCGCATGGCTGGCCTGGTATTAGTAATTTAATCATTTCCCCACCGCCTTATTGCAATAATATGTCTTTGCGTACATGCAAGATGGCATTCTGTCCTTGGTTCCCTTCTCCTTGTTGTACTTTTCAACAATTTCCTTGTTCGTGCAAAAATGCCAATCGTATGTTTTGTGCATCTTTTCCGACCTGTCCGGGCAGCCTTTGCATTTGCTATCCATTTTCTGCTACCTCCTTCCGCAACCCCTCCGGCCATTCCTGTATCGGAAACCGCTCATACAAGGGAGACTTCACAAATACCGGAACATTTACCGTTCTGCATTGATCAATGATATCCTGTACCCATTCATTTTTAGGCGGCTTGTTCGGGTTCGTCTGCTGCCCGATGATAACCCAATCCATAAACTGAATATTCCTCAACGTTGTATCGCTGATTTTCCCTAAAAGAGGTTCAATAGATAAAAACCGATGAGCGTGTCTCTTTTGGTCACAGCCTGTGGATTCAAATAAATCGTATCCTTTTTCGTAAAAACTTTTATCATCTGTTACAGTAGTCCCAAGCCAAAAATTGTGTCGAAAGTCCAATTTGCTCCTGTAAAATACTTTTGAATATGCCTTTGGATTTTTGGTAAGAAACAGATATTTGTGCCAATCTGCTTTTCCACAAGCATTATATACTTCTAACTGCCATTCATCCGGTACCCATTCCCCAAACAGGTCGCCCATACTGACAACAAATATCCTCTGAGGTTTTTTAACTCTTATAGGTTCGTCAAGGCGGTATTTGTGAAAGGTTGGAGCGAAACCAAATGGATATGGGGCAACACGGTACCAATCATCTTTTGTTCTCGCTAGTTGTGGTTCCTCTAAGACATATGGAGGCTTGAAAGCATCGTCTTTGTATTTCGAAATAAACATCCCCATTTCTTTTCCGTAACCGCCGCCGCCAAACCGCCTCGCCATCTTCTCTGCATAGCAATATTCGCACCCATGTAAGCAACCCGTGACCGGCGACCAAGTATAAGTGCACCATTCGATTCCGTTTTTATCCTGCTTATTCAATACAATTACCTCCTTATTTATAATAGATTGACCTGATATTACCTTTATGTTATACTGTAGTTGAAAGGATGTGTTAATTATGCCATTGCCAAAAGACCCTATTAAAGCTCAATTATGGAGAGAGCGCCAGCGCGCATCTCAAACGGGTAAGTCCAGAAATGCGGGACGTGATAATCCGTTTTGGGGTAAACGCCATACAGATGAAACCAAACAAAAGCTTTCGGAAATTTTTTCCGGCGAAAATAATCCCATGTTTGGTGTCGAATGCCCGCAACATGTTAGAGATGCGATAAGTAAGGCAACTAAAGGAAAACCATCTCCATTTAAGGGTAAAAACCATTCCGAAGAATCCAGACTTAAAATGTCTACTGTTAGAGTTGGAAACACAAACAGAGTTGGCAAATTTCATACTCCAGAACAACGTTTTAAGATAAGCCAAGAGACTAAAAAGCATGCTCTTCGCGGATCTGCCAACTTTATGTGGAAAGGCGGTGTGACTCCTGAAAATGTCAAGGCAAGGCGTTCTTTTGAATATCAAGAATGGCGCAGGCTGGTATATGAAAGGGATAATTATACTTGCCAGCACTGTGGCAATTCTAGAGGCGGAAATCTTCATCCGCACCACATTAAACATTTTTCTGAATTTCCTGAATTGAGATATGAAGTTTCTAACGGAATTACTCTTTGTAAACCATGCCACGAAATTGTCCATGGCAGAAAACTCTAGTATATCAGCCCAATCAATTTTTGTTTTATTCATTCCCCCACCTCCGCAATCTTCGCAAGCAGGTCTATAACCTTTCCCGTATCTCTGCGATATAAATAAGCAGATCCACACTTTTCAGCCACATCAACCATGTCCTGCAATATATCTCCAGCCTGTTTCAACGCCTCCGCCATCTCCCGTACCTCTTCTGGTGATAGCCCGCTGTCCTCATATTCCGAAAGTCGTATTATTTGTGCTTCAATGCTACGCCTGTTTTGGTGATATTTATCCAAATCCGCCGAACATTTAATAGTCGATGAATCAGGCAAAGGTATGTTTGGTAAAATAGTCTTATCTCCAAATCTTTTCGTAAGTCTATCCATAATTATCCTCACATTTCTGCACCTTACTAGTGCACATTGTTTTTTTATTACGAAATCAGCCTTTTCTAAATCTGCAAAGGAATCGCTTTCATCACGATTATTTTCTTTGTGTTCAATGGTGTTGTGTACTCCCATTGCCTTTGCAATATGCTCTTTAGCCTTACAGACATCGCAGTCGTCAAAAGAACTGCATATAAAAGACAAACCATTGTAAATGCGTTGTAACATGTTTTTATCTTTTCGAGTCAAATTTTTCATTTCATCATTCCTTTCCTTTCCCGGTCTTTTTATTTTCCGCCCTACTTCTCCGCAAAAAACTTATGTCCACCGCACCGTAAAACAAACCTCTGCCGCTCATGAAACGTACTTTCCACTAATGCCGGAGCATAAAAGTAAATAATCGGCTCGTCTGTCACTGTCTCACCCTTGTCAAATACTGCCGCCACCGCCTTTCTAACGCTTTCTGACGGCTCCGGCCTCCGTGTAGCATAGGCATACTGTTTTATAATCGCCGCAGGTCTTTTATTATTCAGGCGGCAAGCATTCAGGATGCATTGACAGACCAGCATTTGCCCGGTATATGGTTCATCTTCCGATTCTGCCATTACGACACGCTCAACAAGGTCACGTTCTGCTGCTGACAATTCATAATGCAGCCGTTCCCCGCCCCTGTCCTGCTTATCCTGCTTATGTTCCACTTCCTGCCGCAGGAAGCTTATTTCGGCGGATAGGCTGCTTATCTGTGCGGATAGTGCTGCATTGTCCTGTGTCAATTTGTCAATATTCCCCCGTGAGGTCGTACACGCCAATCTGACGTTTTCAAGTATACTTTCCCATTCCTGCCGGTTTTGGACGCTGGACAGGTACAAAACGACACAAAGCGATACGGTTAAAAGTAAAGTTAATATGTACTCGCCGACTGACATTATTAAAATTTTTGGTTTAGGTTTCATGGTGTGGCCTCCCGTAATTCGGGATTGTCAAACCGGTTGCCGATTACTTCAACGTCACTTTCACAATCAAACTCATTCAAACTGACCGTATGAAGAGCGTCTACAACGCCAAACCATGCTCTGCTTTCGTCGTATTCGACCTCCATGTCCGCTTGAATTGTCCTTCTGAAATACCGTCCTGTGATTCGCAATATGTCACCGCCGCATATCTCCTGCCCATCTGGATATTCTGCTGTGCGCTTGCAATCCTTTAGCCCTGTGTATTGTCCTATTGTGCCTTTATCGCACTCCACTCTTACTATCCCTTTTGCAAAATCAAGTGTTAATATATCGTTGTCAATTGCACCATAGCCATATATCCAGTCGCTTTGCTCTAATACCGTTCTTTTTCCCCTAAATTTATACTCCCTCATATACTCCCCTCCATTTCTGCGACATTTTAGCCGCTGCCGCTGTATCTGCTCTATGGCTAATATTTGCTCTTGTGGTATGTACATCAGTCCCAATCCTCCTGCCCCTCCAATGCTGATTGTTTGCGGTCGTACCGCCTTGACAGTTCCGCATGCTCTTGAATCCATTCCCAGGGTACTGTTTTATCTGCATCCCTGTACAGCTTTGCTGCTGCTTCTATGTCCCGCTTGCGCTGTAAGTCCCACATTTTCTTAGGCATTAATCCTAGTGGCGGTCTGTTCATGGTGTTATACCTCACGTTCCCATTGATGATTTCTTTCATCACCCTGCATTTCGCCTTATTATCAAGCATTTTAAGCTGTTCTGCGGTTACTGTTTCCATGGTCACCCCCTGTAAATATTACAAAGCTGGAATGTCCGCCTGTAGTATTTAAGCCATATATAGCCGGTCGGGCCATTCCTTTGCTTGCCAACTATAACTTTTATGTCAAAATTGCCCTGCTTTTCGTCCGTATCCTTCGGCACATGCAGGAAGATAACATTATCCGCATCCTGCTCCAAACTGCCTGATTCCCTCAAGTCTGACAAAACAGGTTCACGCGCCGCCTTTTCGCTTTCCCTTGAGAGCTGGCTCAGTGCTATTGCCGGTATACCGAATTCAAGCGTGATTTCTTTGAGTTGTCTTGATATGTCCTCAATCTCCTGTCTGCGGCTCTCTGTCTTTTTCAGACTCCGGCATAGCTGGATGTAGTCAACAATTAGTAAATCAAGCAAATCTTTGTTTTTGAGCTCCCTGCAATATGCCCGGATTTCCTGAATTGTGGACAGCTTATCGTTAAGCTCAATAGGCAGTTTGCTAATTTCACCTATTGATTCACCCATCTTCTGCCAATCTGTATCGGTCAGGCTTTTGCAGAATCTTAGTTTTTGTCCGTCGACCAAAGCAATGTTTGATATGATTCTTTTGGCAATCTGTAGCTGCGACATTTCGCGGGATACAAACAAGCACTTGCATTCCTTCTTCGCCATATTCAGCATGAGCTGTATTGCGTAGGCAGTCTTTCCTACCCCCGGACGTGCTGCAATAATTGTCAGTTCCTCGGGATGCAGACCAGCGGTTATTTTGTCCAGATCATAGAATCCGGTGAAGAGCTTATCTTCTTTTTTCTCGTTGTACTTTTTTTCAATGTCATTCATAGCCTTAATGACTATACTTCCAAGGCTGTTATCAGTTTTCACATTGCTATATACCGGTATGTCAAGTAACTGCATTGCATCAGACTTGAGTTCTATTGCGGATTCATATCGTTCACTTTCGGCAAGTTCCTTTATCTTTGTAGCCGCCTTTATTGCCTCTCTGCGCATGGTATAAGTTCTCAGGATGCCTATGTAATATTCCATATTCTCAGGTGATGATACATAGCTTGAAAGTCCCGCAACGGTTACAAAGCTGTTATCTATTTTAAGTGCATCCGATACTGTGAATTCATCAACAACGGATTTATTGTCATACAGTTTGCGGATGATTTTATATATTTGCCTGTTAAGCTCGCCCATGAAGTCAATTTCAAAAAGTTTTATAATATAGTCAAGCTTTCCTGCCAGTAGACAGCCTAATACGCTTTTTTCAATGTCTTGATTGTTTGGTAACATGTAATCACTCCCCCGGTTTATAGTTGGTCATATCACGGTATTTTGATTGTGTTTCCGGTTGTACCTGTAAAAAATCTTCAAACGGTTTTTCTCTCCCTAAAAAGTTGGCTGATGATTTCAGATATTGTTTGTCGGTTCCTATTTTAGCTTTTTTGTAATTTCTGCAAGCTGTCATAAGCTGTTCAACGGTGTAATGTTTTAATTGGGTTTTCCAGTTGGTAAAGGATCTGTTTTTGTCTTCCGGTCGGGGGTATTCTGAATAGAATTTTTCAAAATCTGCAGTATATTTGTTTTTATATATATATTGTTTATCTTGGTGGTCTAAAAAGACCAGAGGACTAATTAGACCAGAGGCTTCAATACCCTTATTTTCCGCCATTTCTTCACCTGTGGACTTTTTAGAGGTCTGGTCTAATTCATCCAGAGGACTAATTAGACCAGAGGACTTTTTAGACCAGAGGTCATAGTCTTTATTAAAACTTATAACACGCGTTTTATTCTTATCCGGTTTGACAGATTCGGCAATTATATTTAAATTTAACAATTCCTTCAATTCCCTGCATATTTGTTTGTATTGAGTTTTTTTTAAACCTAAAGCAATAAGCAAAAAATTAATTGATAAATCGTGTTCCTTTCTGCTAAACCCATATGTATAACGCCATACTGTAGCAATGATTCTCCATTGTGTGCCGTTTAAAGGCAGCTGTATCAAATTATCAATGATCTCATTTGCAATAGGTGTATAGCCATTTTCTTTTTGTGGTCTTGCCAATCTATCACCGTCCCCCCTGCATTGTTGTGCTATTATGGACTAATCCCAATCATCCGAACCATCGTCGTAATCAATGGTTGATTCATAATCCTTGCAATTTTTCTTACATTTTTCATCACCTGTTATGCCGCACAACTCGCAGGATGACTGCCAATATTTACAATCTTCACGTATCATGTAATTTGCCCTCCCCCATAGCGGAGATTGAAGTCTCTCCGTTACGCCTGTATTCAACGCACAATGATTCAACCTGAAACCTTTTGAATTTTATACATCATGTACCTTTGTGCTTTAACTGTGAATTCCTTCTTTTCTATCCATTTACCAATAGCGACATATTCACCAATACAAAGCTTTTCGCGTTCTCCGAATTTAGCCTTAACAGCTTTATCAACTTCGGTGTATTCGCTTGCTGCATCTTTCAATTCGTCACGCCTGGCAAGCATTTCTTCAAGTGCAGGGTCAATAATAATTTCAAGTTCAGCCCTATTGATTTGTGGCAAGCAAATATGAGCAAAAGCGCATTTTTCACAAATTTCAGGATCGTCTATCTGTTCCGGTAAAGTTTTATTTTTTATATGTGCCTCAACGCGCTCCGTCTTTTGCAGAATTTCATCCATATACGGCAAGTCAAGGTCAACCCATATAAACTTAGGCATAAACGTTAACTTATCCACCAACATAAAGAAGCCGCGCTCCTCACCTTTGATGTATAAATATGTCATTAATTGCGGAGGGTATTTTCTTAACCACGGTTTTCTGGAATGCTGCATGTCGTAAATACTGTTAATTTTGCAAAAATCAATATGATTCAGCCCTTTTATTTCACCTGTATAAACCTTGCCATCACCAAAATCAACCCTTACGTCAATGTGTCCGGATAATGCAGGTTTAGCCTCTGCGCAAGCTTTATCCGGTTCAGGACGGTAAACCTTAAATCCTGCATCCGTTAAATCTTGAATCGCCAAATCTTCAATAACTCTGCCACCTTCAAATATAAGCTCTGTTTCCGCGCTGTGCGGCTGTCTGTCCCGCCAGTTGGTGATAGAGTATACTAAGTACCTCTCACAAGGGAATCCAACCTCGGAAGCCCTTGTAACGTATTGAGGACGCACTTGGATATTCTTCTTTTTCCCATCAAGTATTTTCTGGACTATTTCCTGAGCTTCCATCCGGACCCCTCCATTCATCGTGCGCCTTTTTAATCTTTGAATAGGTTACCGGAATAGCTTTTTCGCTCAAATCTTCAAGTTTGGACTTCCCTGCTATTTCTTTTCCGTCCCTGCCGGTAAACGCGGTAAATTCTGCCAAAAGCTTTGAAGCCGTTTCTTTATCATTGTCAGCCATTTCAAGAAGCATTTTTGCTATTTCTTTACGCTGATCTTTTGCCTCGCTTGACATTTCCTGCTTACTCTTGTCAAACTCAAAACCGGCGCACTCATTCTTCTTTATCCCTGCCGTACCTAATTCATCCCACGTGAGATTTCCGAGCCCCAAAAGCTCCTTTATGCCCCTGCCTATGCAGTTAGTGTAAGCTGCCTTCCTTACATCACCCTCGTCAATTTCAGAAACCGGCTTCGGATCTTTCTTGCCAACAAAAAAATCTCCCTTGCTTGACCTGCTGCCTGTAGCTGAAATTTCAGCGCCGCCGAGAGAAAAATCGCCGGTGTAGATATACTCATAGTGTCCGTCTGAAAAAAGTTGTTTTGTCGGTGGGTTTATGCGGTATGATACCCCAAATACCCTTGCTATCTTGCATGAACCGGATTCCTGCAAATAAGGTTTTCCACCCTCATTCACCCAATCGTTTTTATTTGTGGCTTTTAAAGCGTGAAGTTTTATTGTGTTCATTGCCTTAACACGATCCTCTGCCATTTGTGACAGTTTAATAAGCGTGTCATTGCTTAAAATGCTTATGTTACCGTTCTCAGTTGCGTTATAGTTGTTTTCAATATCACTCATTTACTTCTTCCCCTCCCATACTCTGATAAGCGGCTTACAATACCGCCAGCTTTCCTTTGTGTCCTTTCCTGTGATGTGCCTATATGCTGCATACACAGCTTCGTTGTCACCCTTGATGTAGATGTCCCGAAGCCGCTTGTTTAGCGGAACAATTACAAGCCCAAATATACTGATCATGATTCGACCTCCCTCTCAAAATTGAAAATACTTATGTTTTAAATCCGATATTTGTTCGTCCTTAGCCCTCAAATCATCCTCCAACTTTTCCATAGCCTCACCCTGCTTCTTGCAAAGTTCTTTTAACATATCGCATATATCTTGAAGGTTTACATTTAATGGATAATTGTGTATGTCTATGGTTATGTCTTCCACCTCTCCAACCTCCCTCTTTTCCCCCGCCATCTGCTAATGGCCTTGACCTTGCCGCTCATGTGCGGCATTTTTATTCCTCCACTGTCCACATGCCGTCTATCATGCCCGTGGACAACTCAGCCGGATCATCATCATACATAACCCTTAACCAGTACCCTATATCGTCCCATGGGCTTTTTATAGCCATCAAAACATATCGGCTGTCGCCCAATGTTATAGTTGGCTTCTTGCCGTCTATAGCTGCCTTTACTGCTTCGTCAAATGGGATGGGCTGGGGTACAAGTTCCCATTCATCCGCATTATAGCCGTTGCAGTCTAGCAATCTGATGTTGCCATCTGTGCAGATGCAACGCTCTCCACGTTCAAGCCTTAAAGTTGTGCCAGGTACACTTGCTATGAATCCATCCTTGCTTCTAAATTTCAGTTTCGGATCCTCCGTAAGTGCTTTTACCATTTGCCATGTTTTCATGTCAGCACTCCTTCCGCACGATAAACCATTTGCCACGCAGGATTTCACCTGACGATATTTCGCATGATCCTTTTGCCACAAACTTATAGCCAAAGTCACACGTAAATTGAGGAATATAATCATATTCATACGTCCGTCCACCATGATTGATTTTGCAACGTATCGTCTCGCCCTTCCCGTACGCCTCAACCGCCTCCATGAACGTTACCGGTTTCGGTTCGGACGGGATTTCCTCAAGGATGGTAGTCGTTGAAATATACACATCTTCGTCGGAATCTTCTGTGCCAAAAGTGCCGCATCTAATTTGAATTATTTCTGTGGCTTCACCTGCGTTGTCGCAAGCATAGCTGTTAACCACCCTATACCTCTTACCCTCATACCTCTCCGGGTTCTTCCTTGCCAACTCCATCAGTTCGCTTGCATAGATCATTTGCTTTCCTCCCTCGCCAATCCTTCAAACATTTCGTCTGTCCATGTATAAACATTGTCATTAACTGTGTATCCGCTATTATCTTGCCAGATGCTTTTAATGACAAGTTCCTTGCCTTTTAAGGGCAACATTCGTTCATTAAAGAAATATAGCCCACCGTACCTTTCCCCTGCCTCTAAATCGCTCCTAACCTTCACCCTGTCCCCAACCTTATGCTTCACTTCCCTTTCCTCCTTTCCTCCCACGACAATTGCCGCAGCTCATGCCCCACGCGCTTTATGTTCGCCCTACAGTCGTATATCCAACATGTGCCGTCTATCGGCTCATTCTGTGCCTTTTCCTTCAACGCCCTTTTCTTCGCTTGTCTGCTGTCCCACTTGTCGCATACCCACGTAGCAATTTTTATCAACAAATACACTATTGTAAAGTAGCCAGTCAGGAATATAAGGCGTTCAAACAAATTGTAAGTGTCCCAATGTGTCATAGCGATACCTCCCATCATTTTAGTTTTGGAGAGAGACAGCTGCAGTCTGCCCTCTCCATGAATCAGCGTCCGGGGCATAACCGACACCATAAAGCCCCGGAAAGGCTGATTTGCCTATGTTTGTCGTCATATAAATTATTCGCTATGTGCCGCACCCTCCCGGCATCGGTTAACCCTGTTCATCGGGTGCAAGCGTGGGTTTGGGCTGGGAACCACCCAGCGGAAAGGTTAATCCTCGTACAGTACTTCAAGCCCATACGCTATAGCAGCCGTATGTTCAATCCTGCATCCTCTTGCATTTTCCCACCCCTTGCAGAAATACGCCGCATGGCATAACGACATATTCTCAAGGCTCTTAGCAAGGAAACAAAGCGGAATCTGTACAATGCCCCTTGCTGCCATTTGTTCTTTGTTGTACCATTCATCTGTGAAAAGGGTATTGACGATTTCATATCCCTTCTCTTCAAGGGTTTTTATTGCCTTTTCTCTGGTAGCAACTATTTCCTCTTCTGACTTTCCTGCCATTGGTTGTGATAGCATAGCCTTCTTCATGTACAATCCTCCCTAAAATTTATTAGCCTTTCGGCTTGGGCCTGTTATCGTACAGGCGGGCGGTGGAATTGTCCCTGTCTGGCTGCTTGCCGTCTTACCACGTCGACACTACAACCGGTGCCAGCTTCGGAGGCTTCGTTCAGGACTTCCTAAAACCCATGCGCCATTCTCATTTTTTGATAGTCCGCGCCGTATTGGGCCGGTAACCAACCGGCGGAAGGTTATCTGCCCACTACATCAGAAGCAATGCACAATGGTTCAATAGTTATGTGTTCCAATTCATCGGGGCTGCAAACTAAGCTTTCACCCTCTGCAACCGACTTGTTATAACCATTCAGCCAATCTTCGTAAAATGCGATTGCTGCGCTCATGGTTGATTCGGCAAATACAATTGTTTTTGCTGTGTTTTCGCCTTTTACGTTGTAATTAATCAGGTATACCTTTTGCATACATTTACCTCCCTAAATTTATTGCCTTTCGGCTGGTGGATGGGGCAGGATTCGAACCTGCACGATTGCATTTGAGCTCTAAAGGTTGTCATTCCTGACGATGCAATCTAAACCCCAGTAGCGTCTACCAATTTCGCCACCCATCCATATTGGCGGACAATGCCGCCTGTTCTATTCGCCTACTTGAGATATCCCCGACGTTGCAGGAACACTATTATTGCTGTTCGGGCGGCATCCTCCACGCCCTGTAACTCATTGTCCTTTGCGAACTTTTCAAGCGCTTCAATCCACGCATCTGATAGTTCAATGCTGATAGTTTTCCACGGCATCAAATACCACCTCCCCTTCTCTGCCACATCCCGCGCTCACTCTGACCGCTCAATCTTCGTCCTCACCGAGCATATCTATCTGTCCGTCTATGTAATTTTGTTGTTCTTTATCGGAAGCCCACATCTGCCACTCAAGAACGTCATATTTTGTTTTCCATGTTGTGACAAACCCACGGCTCCACATGTATTCAAGCATGTTTTCATAGGCATTCAAGTACAACTCCTTGACATATGGATACCGTTCAAAATCACTCTGCATACCCTTGCCGCCGCCCATTGGACAGCCTAGACAACCGATACGGTCAAACCCTTCGTTATAAAGCTTGCAGTACGGTATTCCTCTGTTGTGGATGAACTCCCAAACATCTTCATCAAGCCAGTTAATAATTGGATTTAAAACTCTTTTGCCTTTCTGCATACAGTTTTCAAATTGCATCCTGCCAGAGTCGTTATCATTAAACAGCTTTTTGTTTTTCATATTCGAAGGAAGTATTTCCATTGTTCTTCTTCTTTTTCTCGAAGTGCTTTCGTCCCATCTAACACCCGTTATACAAAGCCGACCTGCCCCCCCGTGTTCTTTAAGCTGTTCACAACAATACCTGCATATTCGTGTTGGCGGCATCATCTTATGTACTATCAACCGCCACATATTTTTTTTAAACCCTTTGAATGGCCCCGTTGTGAATATATCAGGCGGTTCCATGTAAAGCTTTATTCCTTTGTCGGCAAGCCTTGACCGTGTTTCCTTGATATGTACAACGCATTCCTTGGGGTCTATACCTGTGATATTGTAATGAACAGTAAATTTAATGTCGGATTCAATTGCTAGCTGTAAATCGGTGTCGGAGTCCTTACCGCCTGAGTAAGTCAGATAATATCCATCGGGGTGTAAAGCAAGTGCCATCGGTTCCAATTCTTGCAGCAAGTTGATTGATTTATTTACCTTGCTTGTCTCTGAAATATTGCCAGCATCGTCAATAATCAACTCGTTTAGCACCGTATCACCCCCTCTCCTTCTTCTCGCACCCTCCCGGCTCTGTGCCTGTTTCCGTCAGGCTCCGGGATGCTATATAAGGTTGTCAATGTGCAATTCTGCCGAATGCAGACGGGTATTAAGCCTGTGAGCGGTTAGGCTTTAGGCTGTAACCTGAGCAAAATACTTTTTAAACGCTCCCGAATTGTACTGTCCATCCGTTATCTCGCATATCTCGCTGACTTTATACCGATCTTTAACCTGCTCCGGTGACATTCTGCTAAGGAAATCTTCCGTTCCCGCCTGACACGCTCCCGTAATTACTCTGTACATAATAACTGCATCCTCGTAACTAACTTCGCTGTCGGGCGTTAAGTCTGCGTATTGGCTCATATCACGCTTTTCAGCCTTAAACCGCAAGTCTATGATGCCGCTTTTCAAGTCTCTGCAATGCGCCCAATTAACTCCATCGGTTATAACGCTGTTACGGTGCTTGCCCTGATAATATGTGTACTTGTCGAATTGGCGTTTGTTTTTAACGACCGTCAAAATTCCATCCGCATATATCCAGTTATGCCCAATTTCACCTTGCGTAAAATGGTGTCTGTTGAAATGTTTTATTTGATTGCTGGTAAGCTGGTCGTTGTAGCAGTACAGGTCACCGCCTACAGTAAGGTTCTCCGGCAGGCTGGTAAGCTGGTTGTTGTAGCAGTACAGGTCACCGCCTACGGTAAGGTTATCCGGCAGGCTGGTAAGCTGGTTGTTGGAGCAGTACAGGTCACCGCCTACAGTAAGGTTCTCCGGCAGGCTGGTAAGCTGGTTGTTGTAGCAGTACAGGTCACCGCCTACGGTAAGGTTCTCCGGCAGGCTGGTAAGCTGGTTGTTGTAGCAGTACAGGTCACCGCCTACGGTAAGGTTATCCGGCAGGCTGGTAAGCTGGTTGTTGGAGCAGTCCAGGTTACCGCCTACAGTAAGGTTCTCCGGCAGGCTGGTAAGCTGGTTGTTGGAGCAGTACAGGCCACCGCCTACGGTAAGGTTATCCGGCAGGCTGGTAAGCTGGTTGTTGGAGCAGTACAGGTTACCGCCTACAGTAAGGTTATCCGGCAGGCTGGTAAGCTGGT